TGTTCTCTGTATGTAAAGTAACTGTTCTTGTATCTACGTTTACAAAGATTCTAACCGCTAATCTATCTGTTACATTTAAAGCAGCAGTTGCCACAGGAATAGCAAAATAATAAGGACTTAACGTTGTTCCATTAGTCAAATATTCGGGTACACTTGTACTGCTACCTAATAGCGTAAAAGTAGTTCCATCATATTTATAAAGTTCTGCATACACATAAGGATTATGCGCATTAGAATTTACACTAAAATAAAACTCACAATTAAAGTTACCACCCGGTACTTCTAATAAAGAAGGGTCATTGGCATCTGTTATGTAACTTGCTATGTAACCATTAGCCGAAATAGTAATATCAGTTCCAGCACCAGCGATAGGTGTTTTGCTTAATTGTCTATAAGCAACACCGCCAATAGTACCTTGACTTACACTTGAATTTAGATAATAAGATACCGAACTTCCCCCTCCTGTTGATGTTGGGAAATCCGCTAAAGTACCATCCCCTCGTACATATTGAGAAGCATCGCCATCTAAAGCAGTTATTACCCCACTATTAGCCACTACTGGACCTTGTATTGTCCTAATCTTCGCTTCTCCTGATACCTGTAATTGTGAACTCATTTATATCTATTTTATCTATTTGAAAATTGCTCTAACAAACTCATCAGCTTCTAATGCTCTTGCAAAGGTAAGAACTCCTGTAGATGAGTTAAAGGTCACATTCTCACCTGTTGGTGCACCTGATGTTAATATAGTTCTAACCTCAATACCACCTCTTGTAACCGATAAACAAGTAGAACCAATTTGTGTTGAGAAAGTGATTGTAGTTTCACCACCAAATGCAGTATATTGTTGCATAGTTACGTTTGAGCTTTCTATTACTACTCCTGTAGGTGTAACTTGTGTACCTGAAACTGTGTAAGGACCTGTACCTTGTAAAGACACACTATAAGTAGATGCACCTTCAACTGGACCACTCATATCTAAATTAACAATATTAGCAAGACCTGTAAAGACGCTATAACCTAAAGTTCCTGAACCAGTACCATTATCATTATCTATTTGAAACTTAACTATGATTTGTTCCTTAGTTTGTAGCTTGTTAAGTAAGAATAAGTAAGAATAATCATTAAGGGCTATAAAACCATCAGCAGATATATTCCAGCTAATCTGAGAGCCTAAGAACTCTTTATATGATGCACTATTTGTAGTGGTTACCTCTACCTGATCTACACTTGTGTTAAAAGTACAGTTAGTAGATGCACCAAAAGGAACACCCAAAGAAATATTAGTTGTAGTTATACCAGGATTAGTAGATTGTGTAAATAATGTAATTTGATTGGTTGTTGTACCTAAGTAATTAACCTCTATTACGATTCTATCTGTAATAGCTAAAACAGTATTAGTTACTGTCATATTAGTATTATATATAATCTTACTTAAAGAAGTAAGCGTAGTTTCATCTGATGTAGCTAATAAGGTAGCTGTAGACCCTGCATATTTGTATAGCTTATATTGAACCTTAGCTCCTGCAAATGCAGTTGCTATAGAGTAGTAAGCTGATATAGTCCATGTACCAGCAGTAATCTCAGTAATACTAGGATCACCAGCATCCGTTATAAAAGAAGCTATTACCCCTGCTCCAGTCTTAGTAAAGTTAGTAGAAGTACCAATAATGTCTTCAGTACTTAACTCTTTACAAGCAAAACCATTTACGGTTATCCCTTGATTAATAGAACCATTAAAATAATATTGTTTGTTTGAATCGTATTTATATAATACTATGTTAGTTCCATTGATTACTGATGCCATTATTTCCTAGTATTTAAGTTTTTGAATATATCTATATCTATAGTTGTGCCATTGTAGTTAATCTTCTTTAATACTGAATCTTGTATTCCTTGCTTTAAATCCCATTTAAAGGACTTTAATAAGTAAGTATAAGTATTAGTGCCATCGTAAGAATAGGTAAACTTACTGTTTAACCAATATCCTATGCTTTTAAATTGACCTTCTAATACAGTTTGAGTTTGTACTTGGTCCATACCAATATCTTGAGCAACTAAAGTAAATAACTCTGTACTACCTGATGTTGTTCTACCAAATTGATTAGCAAAACCACTATTATTACTTTTGGTGTACATTCCAACATAAGAAGAAGCTGCTACATCTTTAGGCTCATTTGCAGCTCTAGCACCTGAATCATTATTCTTAAATATATCATTGTACATAAAACCTAAAGCAAAGTTATCACCTTCTTCTGGTTTAAATTGAGAATCCTTGCTACCAATTTCTCTATATGAATCGTAATTATAAATCTGTGATGAAGGTCCAGTATTTTGTACTAAGAAATAGTATAGTTCTAAAAATGGACCTACACCTGTTTCTAATGGTCTATAAACTATCACATCTAAAGCACCATCAATAGGCACTAATATTTGTTTAGGAAATCCTCCTGGCAAATCATTAAGATAGACTGTTGTTGTTGTAAATTCCCCACTATTATTAAGATACTGTGCAGCAGAGTTATCGGAAGGTATAATTCTTACCCAATATCTAGCCGTACAGTTAAACTTGTAATCTAACCATCTTACGTTTAAATAATCACCTATTTTTACATCATTGTTAAATGATCTAAATGCCTTATTAGTTTCACCTGCACTTGTAGTAGTATCTGTCGTAAATAAACCGCCATTTGTAGCATCAAGCTTTGTTCCTACCATTCCTGTTTCAATCCATGCATCTGCATTGTTGACACCTGACCATGATAAAAACCAACCATTAGCAACAAGTTGCTTTACATTGTAAATTGGACTAAACTGAGTATAAGACTTTTGTGCTCTGTTAAAGCTAACTAGTAATGATTGACCAGTTTGTTTATAGTTATTAGAAGCATCTATAGCAACCGTAGTTGTATTACCTAATGTTTGTGTAGACTGAAAAGTTCCTGCACTATTGTAAACATAGTAAGCAATAGTAGCTTCTCTAGTCAATGCACCATAAGCAGTTAAATACCATTTATCTTCTCTGTAAAAGCATTCCCATCCAAACCTATTACACATATATTCTAATATGTCATAGTAGTTTAAATACTCACCATATTGCTCCATTAGATAGTTCTTCTTTATAAACATATTTTCTATGTTTCTAGTAGGTATGTTTGCGGTTTTATAGTATTCGTTAATCCATACATCTAATGTAAACTCGGTCTTGCTAAAACAATCAATAATCAAGTCTTTAACACTTACCTGATCTTCTGAGTTAAAGCCTATACCATCTACTAAATTAAAGTAATATTTCTTGTTCTTAGTTCTAGCTAAACCATCAACAAAGGATAATAACAAGCTATTAAGGTTTACAGGAGAATATTGTACGCTATCAACAGGTATAAAAAACCCTCTCCATATTACAGTTCCCCATGTATAAGAACCATTATAAGTTCCCTTTGTAACAACTATCATATAGTCATTATCATCAGCAGTAAAGAAGTCTTGTAATAACTCAGCATAATTAGTGCTTTGAAATTCGTTCTTTACTATGTTTAAAGTTGCTCTTGTGGCAAGTAATGGTGTATAAGCATTCCCATCTGTGTCTATAGTTTCTATGATAAAAGGACTATTAGATCCAGTCAATGGATATATAGTTGCACTAGAATAGCCGTCTTTGTAAATCTGAGCCCTATAGACGGTGTTTGTTGCATCAGGTATAGCATACACATCATCAAATATAATCTCGTATTTTGGGTTTATAAATGCCATTAGAAAGTATTGTTATTTGTTCTACCTGCCTTGTTCATTAATATTAATAAGTCATTACCACTTATTCTAGCTTCTAAAGTTCCACCACCTGAATCACCTATTAGTGATTTAAGTTTATCTAATGGGGCTACAACCTCAGGGTTATGACTAGCACCAGGATATTCACCCATAAGACCCATAGTAGGTCCTGATATGATACCACCGTTAGCAAATGCTTGTGGTCCTCCAGTATCTTTTTTCTTGTTTATTTGTCCTTTTAATGCAAATCCTGCTGCAACAGCAGCAATACCAATAATTAATCCTGCTTTAACTTGACCTGCTTCAATAGCTTTTTTAGCAGCTTGTACAAGAGATGAATATAATATTAAAGCTTTACCAATTCCAATTAAAGCATCAGCTAATATATTACCAAGTATTCCAAAGCTAAACTTACCAGTAGTAACTAATTCTCCTAAACTTTCACCTATTCCTACAAATGCATCTTGTAAACCAGTTGTTAAAATATTATTAACTGTAGTAGTTACATCACCTAATCCAGTTAAATTACCTTTTAATTTTAAAATAGCAGCATTAATAGCATCTAAAGCTTTTACATTACCTGCTGCAAATACTTGTGCAAATTGTAATTGTACAAGTTTGTTTTTTATATCTTCTTGTTGTAATGCTACATTATTTCTATTAAGACGCATTTCTGCTTTAAGTTGTGCATCTAATGTGGCTATATAATTATTTGTATAAGTAACCTGGTCTTTTATTTTTTGATCATCATAAGACTTAGTTAATTGTTTTTGTCTTTCTTCACTTTGTTGTCTTATAGCAAATTTTTTATCTTCAATACTTTTTCTAAAGTTTAATTCTTTTTGCTCATAAGTTTGTTGTATAGTAAATAATTCATCTAAGGAAGCACCTTTAATTGTAGCTTCCATTAATGCATTAACTTTTTGAATATTATTTAATTTAAGAAAATACTCCTCAGCTCTAAAAATACTATCCTTATAAAAATTAAATTGTTCTTGAGCTAAATCCTCTAAATAAGTATTTGTTGTAGGCTTTGCGGTCTTATTTGTTTCTGTTTTTTCAATTTTACCAAATTCTGCACTTAATTTTGTTGCTTCAAGTAATGATTTAGAATATTTATCAGTTAAAGTAATTAGTTCTTTGGCATTTGCAGCTTTTTGAGATTCTAATTTAGCAATTTCTGCTTCTACAACTCTTCTATCATACATTACATCAACAACATCTCTAGATGCCATAGTCTGTTTACCAGTATATTCTAATAATAAAGCATAACTCTGCTCTTTCTTTTTATCAATTTGTGCTTGTATTTTATCAGTTTTAACTATATTATTAGCAACTTGATCCGAATACTTTTGAGCTACAGCCATGTGTATTAAACTCTGAATATAACCATCAACACTTTTCTTAACCTTTTCAGTATTAATATTAGCAAGAGTTAGTTTTTGATTATGTTCTCCATATAATTCATTTGCTTTTTTTAATGCCTCATTTCTTACATTATCTGTTAATGTTGCATTATTGGCTATATCTATATAAGCTTTTAATAATAAACCTTGTTGTCTTCCAGATTGAGTGCTTTGTAAAATCTCATCATTTAAACTAGCCTGTTCTTCTTTAAGTTTTTTAGAAGCAGAAGCAGCTTGTCTAGTTTTTTCATCCCATATAGTCAATGCAGCGATAACCGCAGATATGCCTAAATAAATAGGACCTGTAACAGCAGCAAATCCACCTAATAAAGCAGGAAGGTTGTTTTGAATACCCCTAAAACCAAATGGCAAATCCTGAATAACTAAAGCTAAATTAGTCCATTGTTGATTTGATTGTTTTAAAGAATTACCAGCTTTATTTATAGATGAAGTTGCGTTATTTAACGCTTTATCTGTATCTTCTACAAGTTTTTTAGTTTTATTAATCTTGCCATTAAAGATTTCAACATCTTTACCAAGAATTTTAGATAATGCATCGGACATTGCCTTTACACTCTTATTAAACTCGGTTACGTCTAAATCAATCTTAACTTTAATATTCTGATCAGCCATTTTGCTTTATTGGTTTTACGTTTTCGTATTTTTTTAATACGTCTTTAAGTTCTTCAGGTGTCATTACCCTTTGCTTTACAAAGTTACGATTATCGCAGTCAAGTTCTAAAAGATCAGTAGGCTTAACCTTCTTTTTAGTTTGCATATTAACAAGGACTGTTGTTTGCCACCTAATTTTAACCCATTCTTGCTCTTCTTTATGCCTGTAACCATACCAAACAAAGTCTAATTCAGCCATCGTCATATCCCAAAACAAATGGGGAAGCACTTGGCACTCCCCCATTGTATATCTTTCAATATCAATCCACTCTAATTTTTTTTTACTGCGCCTTTAGTAGCTTTCTTTGTTTCTTCTAAACCACTACTTAAACTTTCAGTTAAAGACAAAATTACTTCTTGAAACTTACTACCACCAATACCTCCCATATCATCAATCCAGTCACAAGCATCTATATCTGTATAACTAGGTGTTATGCCTTTTTTATATAAAGGATATTCTGCTGCTGATATAAGCAAGTTAGTAATAGCTTCAAGAGAATCATCTCCACTCAAAGCATCTCCTATTTCTGACGGTGCAATACCTTGTAATTTACAAAATCTCTTTAAAGACCATGTGCAAAATTGCAATTGTATTCTATCGCCTGAAGTTAATTTCAGTTCGTAATGTCCTCTCATATTTTGGTGTTTTTGGTGTTATTATGCGTTAGTAGCCTGAGTCAATGCTCCTGTTCCTGTAAAAGAAACTGAATATGTTGCTGGAGATTCCATATCAGCAGTAACATCTAAACTTTCTATAAATGCAAGACCAGACCAAATTAAGTCACCTACTATTGGAGTTGAACCATTAACTGTAGTAAACTTTACTGTAACCGCTGTTCTAGCAGCTAATGCAGTAAAAATATCTCCTACAACATATGATGCACCTGTTGGGTCAACTGTTGCAAGACCATCTGTAGTTAAAGACCATGACTTTAAACCACCAATTTGGTCAGCCCATCCTTGACTTGATTTAGTTGTTGAATCTGGTAAGTCAACGCTTACTGATAAAGAACATGATGTAGAGTGAGCTACTACTTCAGTTCCTACTAGAACTACTAGGTTTGTACCATTAAAAATTCCTGTTGTTGGCATTTTATTTTATTTTAATTTTTTATAATATTTGCGTTACGAAATGTTCCATTGTGATTACTCTTCTAAAGATATAAGCTTCATCTACATAGTCAAATGTAGCAAAGTTTGTACCCATATTACGAGTAACTATTTTAAAGTCAGGAGAAGCACTTGGATAATCTGGCACATTAACGCCTATGATCACTAACAATTCGTTAGCCCACTGGTCTACCGATTTCTGCCCTACTTCACCTGACTTATTGGTCTTATAAACAATATCAAACTGTATAGTGACATCAAAATTATAACTCTGCTTGTCGCTATTTTCTACCGATGTTTGACTGCTTATGATTAAGAAAGGAGGGTTAACTGTATCAGGTGCAATAGTATCGTACACACCCAAAGAGTAACTTTGTGATGCTAACTTATCTACATAAGCCTTTCTTATAGCTAAACCGCAATCTTTCATTAAGCTTCTGTTTCCTCTTTTACTTCCTCATGATTTTGCTCTTGAGCAAGTTTTGATAAGAACTGGGTTAAAGGTAAACCAAATTTAGTTGGCATCTCTTGAATAAACGCATCTAATTGTTTTACCTGCTCTTCGTTTAGTGTAATTGTCATGGTATTGATTTTGTACAAATTTAACGAAATATATTTATATCTTTATATCTTTAATCCCTTGTACCATTTTACCTATTAATTCATCTGTAGAGTTAAATAAATAAGGACCTGCGGTTCTTTGAACTTTTCTTAATCCCCTTCCTTTAAACTCTCCTGCATAAACAGTTAAGGCAGAATTATCAAAGTTTTTATAAGATAAATTTGGTTTTTTGCCTGTTCCAAATTCTACAAATGCTGCATAATTAACTAAGTGTCCTTTAGAGTTACTAACATTTGATAAACCAGCTTTGATTATAGATGAGCCATTTGATAATCTTGAAGCCCTAATTGATGATCTTAACGCATCAGTATCAACCGCAACTCTATTTTTAGCTTTATTTTCAATTTCTACAGCAGTTTCATAAATAACTTTAGATGCTTTTGTAAATAAAACCTTTGGAGAATTGTCTAATTTATTCTTAACATATTGTAAACCAATAACATTCATTTTAAATTTTGCCATTATTTAAGTGTTGAACAGCCTATTAAAAAATATCTATTGTTATCACCTTCATTAATAACTGAATTAATGTTATAAAGGTTTGATTGATAAGATATTACAAGTTTATTTGTAAATATCTTAGAAGTAGTATATCTAATTCTAAATGTAATATCGTCACTTATATTATCTTTTCCTGCTATATCTGACCTGTCATTTGTATTCCTAGACATCTGAGCCCAACAAGTGTAATAGTCTACCAAAGTAGTTACTACACCACCAGCTCCATCAGAAGCATTAGATTGACTTTGGAAAGTAATTCTATTGCGTAGTTTACCTATCATTATAAAATAACGTTTATGCGTTTAAATGGCTTCATTAGCTCGTATGCGGTCATCAAATTAGCTGAAGGCTTAGTTGCTTCAACTGATGACTCTCTGTACTCATATAGGTCTGAAACCATCTTTAAAAGGGCAGTCTTCATTGTTGTAGGAGTAGTAGCATAGCCACAAGTGTAAGTAAATCTAAACTCGTTATCGAAAATGCTAGTCATGTAGACCTTTTTGGTAGTTTCACCAAGTACCTGATAATCCCCTACAGACATTGCTACCCAAGCTGTACTATTCCAATACTCTACTACTGATATAGTGTTTGTAGGAGTGTAAGGTAACTCTATAAAGCTATCTACATAAGCTACAACTCTTAAAGTTCTAGGAGTCATTGCGACACCTGCATATTGCTCAAGTCTTGTTTGAGCTGTATTGATTAAAGATGTAATCAAAGTATCATCTTCGCTATAATCTACTCTAAGGTAATTCTTAGCCTCAGCTAAAGTAACTACAGTTGCTGAAGGTGCTACTGTGGTCGTTATATCTCTTACTATTTGCATTATGCCATTGTTTTTACAAAAATAACTAAAATATAGCGGACATAAAAAAGGAGGCAGTTTGCTGCTGCCCCCTTGTATTTTAGATTAATCTAGGATTAAGCTACGTTACCGAAATCACCATATACAAACGCACTGTTGTAGTAGATTGGGAATGCAATACGAGCTTCAACTCTTACAGTAATCAAGTTCTTTTGGAAGTTATCGCTATCCATTTCAGAGAACTGAACAGAGATACCTTGATTTTGCATGATTTGAGCACCCATAGCCCAGTCACCTACTAAGAACTTATCAGCAGCAATAGCTGTAGATTGGAACACTGGAATACCAGCAATAGTCAAAGTACCATCAGTTGTAACAACTGTAGAACCTGGAAGACTATAAGCAGCATTTGTATTCTTAGTATTCATGATAGCAGCCCAATCAATTGGGTTAATCAAGATACCGTTTGCAGAGTAATCTGCATTGTAAACTTGTGCAATAGCTTGTACTAATTGCTCAACGTCTACAGTTGCAGCACCAGTTGCAGCAGAAGCTACACCAGTAATACCTTGTAAATTAGGAGCAGTACCATTACCATTCAATAATTGAGCATCTTCAGCTAATAAATACTTCTCTAACAAACGAGCTTGTAAGAAAGAAGTCATAGCAGGAACATCATCTAACATTTGACGAGAGATTCTTACGAAACCAGCGATGTACTGAGCAGGAGCATCAGTCATTGTGATATCGAAATCAATTTGAGATTTAGCAGAACCTTGAGTTTGAGGAGCTGCATCACCTTCACCACCTGTTTCCTTAGGGAAAGTAAATAAACCTGTAGACAAAGTACCTACTGGTAATAAACTTCTGATATGCACTTTACGAGAAGGAAGAGCATATACTTGAGGAGCATATTCTCTTTGTAGACCACCAGTTAAGTTTACTGCTTCTGTCATGTTACCTACTGCCTTAGTGTCTAAGATAAAGCCAGAACGCTTCTGCTCACCACGACCTAATTTTGCGATGCTGTCAGCATTCTTATCGATTGCTTCAGCAAGGGATGCGTTGAACCCTTTTGCTTGATTTTCATTCATTGTTTTACGATTGTTTTTTGCCTCTAATTTGTCAGCAGCATCTTTTACTACTGAAATTTGAGATTTTAATTCTTCTAATTCTGATTTTAAGCCATCTACCGCTACTGCGTTATCAGCTTTTAATGTTTCGATAGCACCGTTTACTTCGGTTTTAACGCCTTCGAAAGCACTTTTGATTTCTTCTACCATTAGTTGAAAATTTTAAATGATTTTAAATAATTGTTCATCTCGATTTGCATGGAAATCATCGGGTCTTCCTCTTCTACCAATGCTTCTACTTCAGGAGATTCGAAGTCTTCATCCATAGGTTTTTGCGGTTGTTGTTCAAGGTCGACTGAGTCTTCGTCTTCCATCTCAGCAAGATATTGTTGTAATTGTTTAAGTTTAAGTTCTAACAGCTCGAATGTTTCATCAGTAAAGTGACCGTTTCTTAAAGACTTGATAGTTTTACCCATCTCATCTACAAGAACAGACTTAATTTGACTCTTCACTCCTACTGTTGGTGTATTTGCGTTTGCACCCCACAATACTGAACTACCCTCAAACAATTTAATTTCATTGATTTCGTTATA